TCAGGATAGATGTGTATATTTTTATTTTTAAAATCTAATATGTTATCATATTTTATAGTACATATAGATTCATTACATACATATACTAATTCCCCAGGCTTACATCTAGCCATTCCATAAGTATTTAATCTTCCATTAAAAGTTGTTACAGCAATTTCTTTGTTGTCTAGTAATTCATAGACATCGACTGTATTATTTATGTTATTTTCAAGTATAAATACATCTTTAAAAGATTTATCTTTAAAGTTTAATTGCATTTGATTACAATAGTCTGTTAAATGTGTAAATAAGTTCATAGTGTTATATTATTTTATAGTTAGATTCTAGTTAAGTGTGAAATGTATGCTAAATGATGCGTATGTGTGTTAGTTTGCACACTTACGCATAAAATAGCAAGGGTTTTTGAATGTGTGTTCGTAATTGTTTTGATTGTGCTAGGAAAAAGGGACAAAGTCCCTTAATATTAAGCAAAGCTTAATGTATCTGCAACTACATAAGTATTAGCTGTAGCAACTGCGCTATCATCTGCAAATACTAGCACATTGAACTGACTAACAGTAACAGCATTTTGAGATCTACTCCCAGTAGGTAGACTACCAACTTTTAAATCAGTTGCATCTGTGAATGATAACCAGTTGTTCTTAGGGCCACCTGTTATTAGACTACAAGCTACTGCTCCAATCCTTTGAGCATATTCTACTATCGTTAGCGTTTCTTTTATTTTTTGGTTCATAAGGCAAATTATGTATTAACACCAACAACCCAATGCGGGGTGTTTTAAGTGCGTAGCATAGCTAGGGTCTTTGATTGTGTTGGTTCATACGTTCACAAACACTGTTGAAAAAAAATTTTTTGGTAATTTTATTTTTTGATAAAAAGTTTTCATATATTTGCACTGCAATATTATTCATCCCCCGGTAACCAAAAAAGGGATTAGACATCGGATTGTAGTCTCAAATAGAGATAGAGTTTTCTCCGGTAGTTGCAAAAGAGTTAACGTATAAGCTCTAGTTAGGATACAATGCACACAGGTAGGTGCGGTGAATTAACACCAGTTTTAGTATCCTTGGGTCCCGTAAAAAGGAGCACTGCTAGAGTGAAATCACAACTTGAAATAGAATCCTCAAGGGGGAGAGCTATATTTTCTCCACAGATATTTGGAAATGTAAAAAAATTGTTTATATATTTGCATAAAAAATATATAGATATGAATTTTAAACCAAGTGGAAGCTGGATAGTCCTTCCGGACCCAGTAATTACAGAAACAGAATCAGGAATAATCTTAGATGAAACTACAGCTAAGGAAAATGCAAAGCGATCAAACGTTTTGGAGGCGCTTGCTGTTGGGCCTCATTGTAACTTTGTAGAAAAAGGAGACATTGTAATGGTAGATCCTAGATCAGAAGCTGCAAGAACAGAGATTGACGGGCAATTATACTTAGTTATCTCAGAACATCAAATATTAGGGAAGTGGTAAAAGGTCAAGTTACTATGAAGCTTGAGGATTATCATACATTATTAGATGCTAAGATAAAAACTCTAGAATTACAAGAAAAAAGCGATAGACTGCTAAAAGAATTGCAAGTATTCTTATCATTTATAGTAACTCGTACTGATATATCCCCATATATTGTAGAATTTAATAAACAATCTAAATCTTCCGTTATTGAGATAGATACAAACGGAACAGTTAAAATACAAAAGAAATGAGTTACTTATCACACCTAAAAAGAACTAAAATGCACTACTCAAGTAGATGGGTAGTAAAGTATGATGATGAAAAGTTAGTAAAAGAAGTTAAATTAATATATTCTCCAGAACAATATAGAAAATATTCAAATTCTAAACCTTTACATACACAAGATGGTATAATTAAAATACTAGAAAATGACAAAGAAAAACGAAACTAGAAAAAAAATTACTGTTAACATAGATACTACGTATAAATACGTACAACTATGGAATGGTATTTTTAATTTAACAGATAAAGGTATGCAAATACTTTCTGCATTTATAGATGTACAAAATATTACTTCTGAAAAAAATATATGCAGTGTAAAGAATAAAAAAGAAGTTGCAAGGATAGTAGGGATAAAAGATCACAATACTTTAAATAATTACGTAAAAAGATTTAAAGATAAAGGAGTTTTAACTAAAAATAATAATTTATATTCGTTAAACCCATTTTTAAATCCTGATACATCTTTTGTAGAAGTAATAATAAATAAAAACTAATGAATATATTTGAAGAAATAGTGCCATCATATTTTGAGATAGATGATATGGAAATAGTGATACTGCAGGACAAAAACGGTGAATTATTAACTATTAAAATTAATTATTATGAATAATCCAGAAGATCCTAATTTACAAGGGCCTTCAATGTTTAGTATGATTGGCTCTTTTGCTAGAGAACTAAAAGAATATATAAAACAAGGAGCTCCAAATGTAACAACAGAAGATTATGTAGCAAGATTAGAAGCTTGTGATAGTTGTGAACATATTTTAAAACCTCAAATGAGATGTGGATTGTGTGGTTGTTTATTAGAACATAAAGCAAAATGGAAAACAACTACATGCCCAGATAAACCAACAAAATGGAAAGAACAAATATTAGATGGCAAAAGACAAGAAAGCAATAATACAAATATTAGCAACAAAGTATAATTTACCATTACAAAAAGTAGAACAAATAGTAAATCATCAATTTAAGTTTGTAGAAAAGATTATGAAAGAAGGAAAATTTGAAATGGTTAGACTTCCGTACTTTGGTAAATTTTCTGTAAACCCTAATAGAGTTAAACATATAAATAAATTAAAAAATGAGTCTAAGAGATGAGCTAATACATATTGTAGATAACAAAGCTGTTCTTAGTGGCTATGCTTTAACTGTAATAGAGTTTAAAGAATTAAAACCAAAAGAACTTGCTTTTGTATACTTTACAACAGATCATAAATCACCTTTTTCTGTATATGAGTGGGAACAACGTGTAATTGAAGTAAAAAACAGTATATTTGGGGCAGATAGTAAGTTTACACCTAATTCTAAAGTATTAGCAGCGTGTAAAAAGTATGATAAACTAATAGAAACATCTGCAGTTAGATTATTAAGAGCTGCAAGAGAATCTGTAATAAAATTAGAAAAATACTTTAGAGATATAGACTTAACTTTAATAGATGATAACGGAAGACCAATTTTTCACGCAAAAGATCTAATTAATAATTTAGAAAAAATGGGTAAAGTAGTAGATGGTCTTAGAAATTTAGAAGAAATAGTTAAAAAAGAAGAACAAGCCGCCAACACAAATAGAGGTGGAATTGAAGTAAATAAATATAGTATGTAATGGATTATTTAGAAGATCTAGAGCTTTACAATGAAGCAATGCAAAATGCTTACATGATAATAACTAAAAAAAAGACTATTGATGATATTTATTATGATTTACAGAGTGATAGCATAGACCGCTTTCCTTTACCTTTTGATCCCATTATGGATGACGGTAGAACTCCAGATATAATAGATATTGTAATAGAATATTTTACAAGTACAGAAGAATACGAAAAATGTTCAGAATTAGTTAAAATAAAAAGTAAATGCTTAAAGATACAGACAGAGTCAGACCTGCCGCCGTTAAATTTATAGCAAGTGGTCACTACACAACTGCGCTTCCAGGAACTAGAGAGTATTATGAGTTTTGGGATGAAGAGCAGAAACGATGTATGTATGGATATGAAGTAGATGAATTACATATTACAGGATTTCACTATTTTTATTTAAACTATTGTCCTATTGATAGGGCTGTAGATGAAATAATGCCAGATGGCACTATACAAGCTAGACGTGAGCGTACATTCCCTAGGTTTTATGATGGAGATTATGAATATTTTCATGAAATAGATAAAGCTAGAGCACAAAATAAACATATGATAGTTTTAAAAGCAAGACGTAAGGGGTATTCTTACAAAGCAGGATCTATGCTTGCTAGAAACTACTTTTTTGTTAGAAATAGTAAAAACTTTGTATTTGCATCCTCTAAAGAATTTTTAATTGGTGATGGGCTACTCTCAAAAGCTTGGGAGTTTTTATCTTTTATAGATGACCATACTGCATGGGCTCAACCTAGATTAAGGGACAGAGAAATGCATAAAATGTCTGGATATAAGAAAAAAGTAAACGGAATGGAGATAGAGATGGGTATGAAGTCTCAAATAATAGGGGTATCACTAAAAGATAACCCAGATAAAGCAAGGGGTAAAGCAGGTGAGCTAGTTTTCTTTGAAGAAGCAGG